TTGTTACAATGGGGCTGACAGATCCCCTCAAAACTGTTATGATACACTCATGCTCAAAGCGAATTGCAATTTGAGCATTCCCATTTACCCCCTTTAATCTAATGAAAAAAACTCCTTTTATTCCTGGTCAAGACTTTGACGTTTTGAAACTGGAAGTCACCGCTGAAGATGGTCCTGCCCTACGTCTCCTAAGATTTGTAGGATTTGCTCCTCGTGTTGTTGATACTGTCGTAGTATCAAAATGTAACGCTCCTCGTAAAGCAGAATTTACTCATGGCAATGTAGATGTTCTAGAAGCTTCTACAACGGATGGTTGGGCAGTGAAACTGTGGCCTCTTGCTATTTTCCGTTCTTCTACTGGCGAAGAAACATTGTTTGACGGGAGACACACTCTTCGGGCATTGAAGAATAATGGTACTTATTCTGCTCCAGTTGCTATCTATGAGCGTGTTATGACTGGTAATCCTGTTTTTGATTCTCTTTCTGATGAAACTGTACTTGGTTTGATGGGTCTCTACATCAACGCTAGTGATGGCACAATCAACGCTGTAAATAGTGATTTCATTCGTATGATTTCTGCTGCGTGTGCCGAAGAATCAATCCCTCTTACTGGTAAGAATGTTAAACTGTTAATGGATGTGTGTGGTGTAAATGTGCGTTACAAGCACCAATCTACTATCACTTCTATCTACAATGCGGTGACGAAACAAACTGCATCTTCTACTAAAGTGTTTAACACTACGAAAGAAGAAATGCGTGAATATGTTCAGGCAAACCACTTCTTTGCGTTGAATGGTGTTTCGGATGAAGACGGCGTTGCTCTTCGTCATAAGGTAATGGATCATCAGTTCAACTATCGTTACGCTGGTGACATCCTGAAATGGTATTTCCAATCTGATTCTGGATTGCGTGTTGCTCTGTCTAGTAAAGCAGAAGACGAAACTCGTATCGAATCAGATCGCGTAGAGATCATTGAGATGGTTGAAGATATCTACGTCAACTCTGCCAAGCATTATGCTTCTATCTTGAAGCAAAGATTTGGTTCTTTGATCAACCTTCCTGTTCCCTCTCTTGATGATTTGAATAGTCTTGAGTTGTGGGGAATCCCTCAAATTGAAGGAGAAACTGAGGCAGTTCAGCTCTTCTAATCTTTGTCATAAGCAACGCTAATACAATGGGGTCTTGACAGACCCCTTTTTTTGTGCCATAATACATTCATACAAACAAACATCCTATGCTTCTTCGTAATCACCAACAGATTACTCTTGACTTGATGCTGACCGCCTCTCGTGGCATTATTTTATGCCCTACTGGTGGTGGTAAGACACTAATTGCCATAATGGATCTTATTCGCCGTCTCAGCGCCTCACAGACGCCTCTCACAGCGGTTGTAGTGTGCCCTCGTCTGCTATTAGTAGATCAATTATGTCAAGAATATATGGAAGTAATCACTGAGCATAATATTTCTCCAGAAGTTCTTCACGTTCACTCTGGCGACACTCAGTACTACAGCACTACCAAATCTGCTAATATTGCTGTTCACACTGGCATTTGTCTTGCTGCTGGCCAGCATCAAATAATTTTTACTACCTATCATTCTCTTCATCGTATTGTAGAGGCAGGTATTGATATCAATGTAGCTTATTTTGATGAAGCACATAATGCTACCAGTAAGCAATTCTTTCCTAAGACTGCTGCTATAAGTCAGATGGCAGACAACTGTTACTTCTTCACTGCTACTCCACGCGAATCAAAGAATCCTCACGGACGTGGTATGAACAATAAAATAGTATTTGGCACAGTATTACATACCGTAAAAGCACAAGAACTTATTGATAGTGGTAGTATCATTCCTGCTTTCATTCAAGTACACGAAGAATCAGAAGTAAATCGTACTTCATCAAATGCTGCTGATTGTGATACTAGCACTATACTTAATATCATTGATAACCTAGATACACTCACAAGTCAAAAGATTTTAGTAGCAGCACCATCATCTAAAATCATATGGGGTATGGTAGCACAAACCGCACTACTTCGTGACCTTAAAAAACGTGGTTATGATGTACTTCATATTACAAGTAAGCATGGTGCTTATGTAAACCAAACAAAAGTAAATCGGGAGGTATTCTTTGACACACTTACTCAATGGGGTAAAGATAATAACCGTAAGCTGGTTGTGCTTCATTATAGCATTCTATCTGAAGGCATTAATGTGCCTGGATTGACGCATTGTGTGATGCTTAGAAATCTTAATGTGATAGAGATGGCACAGACTATTGGTAGAGTGATTCGTATGAACGTGGATGATGCGCGTGATATTACGGAAGGTCGTATTGTTGCTGGTGACATCAGCGCATATCGTAAGTCATATGGGTTCATTACTGTGCCTATCTACGGCAACTATGGTGCTCTGATACAGAAGCGCCTTCAGTCTGTAGTGGATTCTATTTTTGTCAAGGGAGTGCCTGCCACCAGCATTATCGCATGACTCGTCAATCAGAAATGCACAAAAAACCAATGATAAGGAAAGATCATTGTGAACCTCAGCACTGATAAGCTATGCTAATCACTCAATCGCTTGACAGACCCTACCAAATGCACTATAATAACTACATACACAAGCAACCAGATGACCGCCACCTTTTCTCAATTCGTTTCCGAACTGGACGCCAAGAACACCATTCAACTCAATGTTACCAAGTGGACTCTTATATTATGTGATGCTCTCACTGATGCAGCACCAGAAGGATATAACTACGAAATCGTATCGGGTCGTAAGTATCACAAAATCGTTATGAATGATCGTTGGGGCGGTGGATCTACTCATGCCTTCATTACAAAAACAACTGGTGAGGTATATAAAGCTGCCTCCTATTCTTCACCTGCTAAAGGTGTACGCTACGATCTACGCATCATCGAGCAACGTGAATACCTACTTGCCAACTGTGACTGGGCTGGTTCTTATCTTTACAAATGAATCATTATAATGAAATCCAATCAAATCACTTTCGTCTTTCTTGCTTTTATTGCTATTCTTGGTTACACTACATTTTTAGGAAAACGTGACCAGCAATTGTTAAAAGCATATGATGCTTGCCAACCGTTTACTCATCACCCTGATTGCCCTGACTCTTGGAAAACAAAACCCGCATCTGGTCATCGTTAATCTTATGTGTAGCATACTTCATTACGTTGTATGTTGACACCACAATTGGTTCTAGATTATATTTGGTAGGTAATACTCTTGCCTTACCATACATGATCAAGCATAAATGTTGGGATATTGTAGCGTTACTCTCTTTCTTTATTATCGTAGGTTTACCTAAAGCACTCTCATGAACTACTCAGACGAACATTTCAATGCCGTCAATGACTACAAGACTCACGAATTGATTGATGATTATGTAGAAGATCTTGAACGTCTCGCAGCACACTATGAAGTGACTGTAGATTATTACATCGCAGAATTTACCTAATGGAAAAAGTATCACACTGCCCAGTCTGTAATTCACTCTGGCATACACTTCCAATTCCCGAACAATATCATAAGGATTATTCACCACCATACTTCTATTCAACTGTGATCGCATGTCAAAGATGGGAAACAGATCGCACACATTATTACCTTTGCCCTGACTGTGGTACACGATTCAATCTAGATGGTACTACTAAATGATTACTACGATCATGGCATCCTTCGCCTTCGGTTATTGTCTAACTGATTTTGCTATCACTCTTTACTCAAACTACAGGAAAAACAAATGATCACTCTCACTCCTATCAATGATACACAGTATCAAGTTGTAATTACAACTGATGAGCTTACATACGAAGAACGTGCTAAACTACTTCGTCGTAGAGATATCTTTCCAGGTCTCTTTGTATCTGATCTAATAGATCTCATACCAGAAGATAAAACGTTTGATACATACAATCACTTCGCTATGGTACTCAATGTTAAGTAAAAAAGAAAAAACTAATCAGTATCATGATGTTATGCGTTGGGCAGAAGAACGCATGACTGTTTTAGATAATCATGTTGAATCAGCTAAGAAACCATTTATCAAAAAATTACATGAAGGTAATTGTGATGCGATAGAAGAAGAGTTCTTTGATTGGATTTCTAATAGTCATACTGGTAAGAAGTCTAGTGTATTGTTTGTTCCTTATCATTTTTGTGATGTTGAGAATAACTGCGCGGAGTGATAAACATAGAGTATGACTAGGAATGGAGTATTACTGATATGTAGAGTTTTCCATAGGGTGTGGAAAAATGTGTGGAAAACTCTTGTGTTAAGTAATGTTCAAATAAATGTAGTTTGGTGATATATGGTGCTATTGAGAATCATTAGCAATAAGAGTCCTCTGATGCTTCGTATATGCTACGAAATGGTCAGAGTTTTTGTGGGCTTAGCACGAGAGCCAACGTTTTGTCAAGGGTTTGTTAGGAAACTCAGAAATCTCAAAAAGTTCAAAATCTCAAAAATCTCAAAAACTACAAAACTGAGATTTCTGTAATATCAAGGGTTTTCGAGGTTTTCAGAAATATTAAATTTTAAGATTTTGTAGTTTTTGAGATTTCTGAGAACTTTAGTAACTTATAAATTATAATGACATATTATAATATGCCGCTACCGTTATATAAGCAATGATTATCTCAAAAGACTTGACAAACTGAGAAAACTATATTATAATAAAAGGGTAAACAAGACAAGAATCAATCAAATGACAGTTAAGAACTATCAAAATGTTCCGAGTAATGCTATAGATTCCATTATAATAGATAGTGATACCAACAAAGTAACACTAAAGTATAAGAGTTCAGACAAAACATATACTTATTCTTCTGAAAATGCTACTGAATTTGATACTCAATTACTAGCTGAGTTTGATTCAGAAGATATCTCAGTTGGCAGACTAATCAACCAAAGCATAAACAAAGGTATGCTTCAATTGATCACTGAGTGACCCTAGCACACCTCTAAATATTTGTCAAGGGGTAAGTTACTCAATTGAGCATCAATATCCCTTGCTCCCCCTCACAGACACCTTAAATCAAACAAATGGCTCGCAATAAGCACAACGGCAACAACGATTTGTATCAAGATTTTGATGAATATGACGAACAAACTGTAGAGAAACAGTACGGGGTCAAAATACAAAATATATCTCGCACACCAAAAAAACAAAAGAAAGTAAAGTTTGATGGTGATACTATACAATGGTAGCAGCAGTAAGTAAATAAAATTATCCAGTGTGCCACTCGGTTAACTGTCCACCATTCAACCATTCTCCCCCCTCAAGGGTTATGCTTAACAAGTCAAACAACCAAACCAAATGGAAGCTACCATCAACCGATCTGATTTCGCTGCTCTGGATATCATCCAGATGATCCTACGTGTTTCTAAGAATGACATGGCAAATACCGATGATTACTCGTTAGATCAATTGAAATGGGTAGTTGATATGATACGCCATGAAGTAGAGCAGACTGGTCGTATAGATCCAGCTGCCTAACTGGCACAGAGGGGGTTCCGATCCCCTCCTGATGCCTTATACTTAATTCATCAACCAAACAACTCCAATGGTTTTCATCATTTCTCAAGTCAACGACTGTACCTACAAGTTGGACGCAAACAATCAGAAAGCTTTGATGTATGCTCCACTGCTAGAGGATGGATCATATGAGACTGCTGGTGCTGCATATGAGTGGGTAGAGTGGGATGAACTGGATGAGAATGCTCTAATAGAAGCAGATCGCGTCCACAAACTGCTGTTGGGTGTGCCAGTTGCCTAACTGACCACCATTTCAACCATTCTGCCCCCTAGGGGGTTATGCTTAACAAGTCAACCAAACCAAAGGACTCCATGAGAAAGATCGAATCCCAGATGAACGCTGCCATCAGCAACTCAGAAGACTTTAAGTCTGCTAATACTAGAGTGGAGAACATCGACGGCGTTTCTTTTGTATTCCTTCATGGCAACAAGATCGCCGAGGTAGGTGATAGGTTTATCCGTTTGTTTGATGGCGGATGGCAGTCTAACACTACTAAGAGTCGCTTGAATGCTATTCTTTCTGAGCATGGATTACCTGGTGAAGGTATCTTTCAGAAGAAATTTGAGTGGTTCATAACTCTCAGAACTTCTGGTGGTTTAGATACTGTGCCTTTCTTCAGTTCTATGCGTCTTGCATAAACCCAAATTCTGAAGATTCTAAGTTTTTTTAGAATCTTCAGTTTCTTAAAAACTTCAACTTTTAAGATTTAAAGAAAAAAAGGTTTTTTAGTTTTATTTATAATTATAAATTTAAATTTCTCATTTAACAAAAAAAAATGAATTTTGAATCAGAGATCAGGGACCTAGACTATCAAGCAACAGAGGATATCTTTCTAGAGGAAGATCTCATTGAATACGATGATTCAGCCACTGAATATTATAATCGATTAATTAGTGAAAGTATTTTATAATACTTAATTCACTACACAAACACTCACTCACTGTACAAATTCATGACTTTATCACTCATTCTCCGTCTATTAGATCAGGCATCAACTGCTCAAGAATTAGTATCAATTCTTGATACTCTCACCCAAGAGAGTATCACTCAACTTACATCAGAATCTATGTAAGTTGAGGATAGCTGTGCCAGTTGCCCAACTGTCTACCATTCAACCATTCTCCCCCCTTAAGGGGTTATGCTTAACAAGTCAACCAAACAAAGGGATCTAAATGACTCAAATCTCACTCACATCTGGCGAGTTGTTGGACATTATCAATCAACTCAATGAGGTGGCAGACAATTTAGATGATGGAGAAAATTATACTTTAGCGACATACTATTCCAAATTGGCACAACAATTTGAGATAGTCCTTGATAAACTTCAGGATTTTGTTCCTGAGAATCGTGTTGCTAACCTAGTCCTAGTTGCTAATTAATCATGACACCCGACACACTCAACTTTACTGGTGACACTGTAACCTACCTAGGGTTGCTAGGTGTTATCTCAACTGGAATCATTCTAGTTACAGTGTTTAGATCCTTCTACCATTCTCCCCTGAACAAATGACTACCCAACAACTCTATGGTGAACTGGTGGAAGGTTATTTGCTCCAAACAAGAGAACAAATTCAACAAGATCTTCTCTCACTAATTGATAGTGATGATCAGGCACTAAATGATAAGATCTGCCAAATTGTTGTTGACAATTTTGACAAATTCTCACTCAAGGCAATGTAACATTTAATGGGCAGCAAAGCGGCCGCCGCTGTGCCAGTTGCCCAACTGTCTACCATTCAACCATTCTCCCCCCTCGGGGGTTATGATTAACAAGTCAACCAAACAAAGGGAAACCAAATGACTATCACCACCACTGCTGTTCCTGTTGAGATCGCTGCTGAATTGTCACAGAAAGCATTAGACTATATCACAGAGTTGGTAGAAGATAATTACGCTCTGGATGATATCCTAGAGTTTGTGAAAGAATACAACAGCGATGATTTAATTGCTTACTATGTTGACTATGTGATACAAGGTGATAGAGTTGGTTTTGATGTTGTTGATGCTTTCCTACAAGAGAATGACATTTCCGGTGTTGCTAGGGTAGAGGATATTTACATGGGGCAGTATAATTCAGAAGCACACTTCGCCGAGAGTTATTATAATGATATTATGGATGTTCCCTCTGCTTTAGTGATAGATTGGGCAGACACATTTCAGCAGTCGTTAGGATATGATTACGAATATATCGATGGTTGTGTATTCCAACTCAACTGGTAGTAGTTAACATTTAACAGACCCTGCTAAATCACATTTAGCAGGGAGCGAAGCGGCCGCCGCTGCCTAGCTCCCTTCCCTCCCCTCCCGCCCTCTAGGTTACAGACCCTAGGGGGCATTTTGTTGGTTTAGTAGACAGTTGCTGAGCTGGCACAGTCTGCCCCTAGATCTCGCTGCTGACCCTGTAGAATTAAACCACAAACAAACAACCCAATGCAACTCTCGGTCCGCTGCTCCTCTGCCCCTTGGGAGAATGAAACCACCGACATAGATCGCGCCATTGATATTGCTTATTCACTCTCTGCAGAATATTCCTGCGACGTACAGTTGATATACACTTCAACTGGAACTATTCATTCCGTTGTTTCAAACTACTAAACTAATGAAAATTCGTAAGCGTTACAAGGTAGCGCTCGCTGTTATTAGTTTTATGATGTTTGGCCCTGGCGTGTTAACCGTCGTAGCACTGATTAAGTATCTAGACCGCTTTGATGTGCCAGATGAGGCACTGGCACACCCTGATTCAGACTCTGCCCCCTGACCCTGTAGACTAAACAAGTAAACAAACAAAGGATCCCAAATGTCTCCAATGTCTCGCTCCTATCGCTCCAAAACTACATCACCCTATGCGATGCATCGCCGCTGGATTGAACAGGATATGGATCAAAATTATGTAGATGAGATGAGAGCGAATGATATCGCATCATACTACGCCACCCTTCAAGACGGATACAAGCCGGTTGCGACAGACGGTTGCCCATTTGGCACAGACAGCGACGCCTAGGCGCTGCTGACCCTGTAGAATTAAACCACAAACAAAGGAAACCCAAATGATCCGCCTTCCAATCGATGCCCAGTTCAGCAGTGCAGTTACCCATCTAACTGGCAACCCTATCACTGGCACCGTTCGGGTGATCTTTACTAGCAGCGCTAAAGAATACCGCTTCGAGGGTATCTCACGCCGTGCCATTCTATCCGCTGCCTTCCTACCACCAGACAGCGTAGGACAGTGGGTGAACCGTCACTGCTTCGCCTAGGCGCTGACCCTGACCCTGTAGACTAATCAAGTAAACAAACAAAGGAAACCAAATGCCAATCGAGATCCGCTATCAGACCCCTTATAATGAGTGTGAGTGGCGCTCGCAGTGGTTCGCCACCCTGCCCGAGGCAGAGCGTATGGTTGAGTTCTACAAATCCTGTGGATCGCCTGCCCATGTGGCACCTAGCTCACTGGCACAGTTTGCCCGCTAGGGTGCCGCTGACCGTCTAGACTAAACAAGTAAACAAACAAAGGGAAACCAAATGACTAAAGTCTACTCTGTGATCGGTGGCGCTCACTATGAGGGCGAAGATTTCAGATCGCTTCGCCTGTTCGATTGTTTCACCGCTGCCAGTGCTTACATGGTGGAACTTGAAAAGAATTATGATTACTCGCTTCTAGATACTAGAGAGGTAATTATGGGAGGCGCTCTAGTGTGTGCCGCTTAAGGCACTGGCACACTAGGGGGCGGGATGCCCCCCTGACCCTGTAGACTAAACAAGTAAACAAACAAAGGAAACCAAATGACCCGCCCTCTTAAGAGCACAACAGCGTTTAACCCAGACTACATGAAAGCCACAATGGATGGACAATTCAACGGATGGGCAAATTGGGAGACTTGGAACGTTGCCGTTTGGATTGGTAACGACGAGGGTCTTTATGCTGCCGCCAAGGATTGTAAAGGTTCTTATGCTGATCTTAAGGCGCTGCTGTGGGAGTGTGGATCAAAAGAAACCCCAGACGGATGCCCATGGGATGATCTCAGGATTGATGCCGAGGCGATCTGTGAAATGATGGACGAACTCTAGACTGACACAATCGGGGGCAGAGTTGCCCCCCTGACCCTGTAGAATTAAACCACAAACAAAGGACCGAAACCAAATGACCCGCTTCACCTCCAACCCTTACGAGCTCCAGATCCTTGCCAAGGGTCGCGACCTGCCCACCGCTGCTGCTCCAAAGCAGCAGTTCCCTAAGACGATCTACGGTCGCACCTTTGAGACACAGGCAGACTACGACGAGGCGATGGCAGACTTCCTAAACGGGAACTAGGGGCATGCCCCCCCCCCTGCCGTGCTACAATTAAACCACAAACAAAGGGAAACCAAATGACTGAAACACAAAAGCTTCAACAGTTCCTAGACAACCTGACCCCAGAGCAAAAGGAGCAGATCGCCAATGCTACCGCTGAGGATTGGATGACTGCCGCCGCCGCCTGTGTACAGACCCCAGAATTTTGGCAGAACATGGTCACCGCCTTTGTGGAGGGGGTTGCTCAAGGATTGGCGGATGCTTTGAATAATCGCTGATCCCGTGCTACACTAAACAAGTAAACAAACAACCAAACCAAATGGCGATCTATTCACAGGCAACCGATCTCAGCACCCGTCAAACTGTATGGATCACCCAGAGCAGAAATCTGGAGCGCCCACAACTCAACTCACATCAGGGGGGGCACCTCACACACACCGCTAACTCACTAGCAGCGGCGGGGGTTGACGGACTATCAGCAGCAGAGATCGCTTATCTCTGTACATCTTATGAGGGATGGACTCATGCCACAAACCGCTACTACTCCAACCCTAAAGCAAAGCGACTGTCCTTCACTATGAGAGGGCGGGCATAGGGGCGGCCCTCTCAGGGGGCACGTGCCCGGGGCACAGATGACAGTTATTATATAATGATATCGTTATAACGGCGAACGCCGTGCGAAAAGTCATGGGTCCCTCTAACCTACAAACCTTTGAAAACGCGAGAGTGATTCCGAATACATAAAAAAAAATTCCCCCAGAAAAAAATGACTCAAAAACCTTTACCAACGCAGACCACAAGAAAAGAAGAGTTTGACTATATCTACATAGTATTGCGAGAGCTTTGGAGTATGTGGTGGAAGAAATAAGTTATGTTATAATAGATGAGAGAATATTAATGATTTGTGCCTTCAGTTCATTAGGCAGACAATTAAATATACAATACAACAATCATTCCGAATTTCTTCATGGTAGATCTAGATGTAGTTCATGGTTACCACCAAATAAAATCCTCAAAAAACTTTAATATATAATTACGAATTACGATATAAAAATGACTAAAATATTTAAATCTTCTGTAGAATACAATTCAGATTTTGATGAATACTATGTAACATTACCTGAAGAGCTAACCACCACACTCGGATGGGAAGAAGGAGATGTAGTTGAATGGCAAGCAAATAAAGACGGCACTGTATTAATGGAACGTATTGATGAAGAATTCAATGGAGAACCCGAAAATGACGAAAACTAATGTAAATTACACTATCATTGATAAAAATGGTAAAGTAATAGAAGACCAAAGCTTTCAAGATTATGATAAATTAGCAGATCATATGCTAGAATTAGCAGATAAGTGGTATACTGGAGAATATTCAGAAGGCGACCAATTAAAAATTTCATCATATGACGACGCAGGAAATTTAGTATATAGTGACACGGCTAGTTTTGAAGACACAAGAGAAACCGCAAATGAAATACCAGAGTCCTTTGACCTTGTTAATAAAGAAAAATCACTCGGATTCGATATTGGAGAAGAGATTAGTTGATGTTATAGAAGATATCGACAGAAGATTACAAAATTTAGAAAAAAGGGTTGGGAATATTCCTGATCCTTTTATATTATACTATAGACCACCTGGCGAAAACTATAAAAAAATAGATGAAATATTGGATGACTTACATGGAAGAATAAATATATTAGAAGTATTGGGAGGAATCTGATTTTATGCCTGCAGCGGCAAGATAAGGCGATAAAGTAAATACTGCGCATGGATGTGACACAACAACCACCATCCTTGAAGGGTCTTTGAACGTGTTTATAGAAGGATACGCAGCTGCTTATCAAGGTGCTCTACTCGCCGCGCATACCATCACAAATCCCACACCACCGCCAGCTCCTGTGTGTATACCACATTTAGCACAAAAAGTAAATATTGGCAGTACTACGGTCAAAATAAACAATAAACCTTTAGCAAGAGTTGGTGATTCAGCTGATCTCGGCACTATCACGAGTGGTGCTAAAAAAGTATTTGCAAAATGAACGAAATCGAAATTCATATAAACGAATGGATTGAGAAAATTTCAAAGATTCATTCAGAACTAAATGGATTTGCCGTTTGTCCTTATGCGAAGTCTGCGAAATATACTATCATTCATTGTAGAATAGAAGATATTGTACCAGTTACAGGTTACGACGTTGTTTTTTATGTGGTTGAAGACTATCTAGATTTGCAAACTATCCAATACTGGGTAAACTTTTACAATCATTTGTACGTACAATACGTGTTTTTGGAAGACCACGCAGATTATGACACCTACATCAATGACATTCAGACAAATAATGGCAAGTATAACCTGATTTTAATGCAAAACACACAAAAATTACACAACAGTAGAGAAATTTTGAGTAATACTGAGTATTATACACATTGGAGTGATGATATGTTAAGAGAAATTTTAGCGGACGACTACGAATTAATAACAAAATCGGGATAGCAACCACGTAAAAAGTTCTGTTTTAATCACACGAGGAAAACAGATGGCAAACAGTCCGAATCCAGACAGAGATGTTGAGTATATGAGAGAAATGTGGGGTACTACAAGTTTAATTACTGATTATGTATCAGAAAAAACGCCGTCTCCGTCAAAAAGTAAGCAAAATGATCCACCAATCGATAGATTAAAAAAATTCTGTGGTGGAGTTGAAGGTTTTGATGATTATGTTGAGTGGATCGTATAAATCGCTTATGTATCAGGCATAAATAATATTATAAATAGACTGATTTTATGCCTACCAGCAAGTCTTTTAAAGATCTTAGTATTACTTTTGACAAAAACCCTGTTACAAGTGATTTGCTGGTAACAAAAAATGATGCTGCGATTAAAAGAGCAATAGTAAATTTAATTCTGACTAAGCCTGGAGATCGTTTCTTTAACCCTAACATTGGATGCAGGATTTCCGGGCTTTTATTTGAACCATTAGATTTTATTACAGCTGGTTTAGTACAGAATGAAATCAAATACACTATTAATGCTTTCGAACCAAGAGTAATTTTGAAAGATGTTGAAGTTGAAGTTGATGAAGACAATAATAGATTTGAAGTTATTGTTGAATATACTATCATTGGTCAACCCGATTTAATACAAAATTCCGAATTTTTTCTAGACAGAACGGTAGCATAAATGGCGTATAATCAACTTACCAATTTAGACTATTTTGAAATAAGAAATTCGCTGCGTGATTACTTACGAGCTAATTCTGATTTCACAGATTATGATTTTGAAGGTTCGGTACTCAGTAATCTTTTAGATTTACTCGCATATAACACATATTATACCGCATTCAACACCAATATGGTTGCGAATGAGATGTTTTTAGATTCAGCAACATTAAGAGACAACGTAATCTCTATTGCCAAGCAACTTGGATACACTCCTCGTTCGGCAACTGCTCCTGTAGCAAATTTAAACTGTAGTGTCACTATAGTTCCTAATGCTAACAATATAGTTTCTCTTTTGTTTAAAGCTGGAAGCGGATTTATTACATCTATTGATAATACACTATATCAATATGTTCTTCAGGATGATTATAAAGCAACTGTAACAAATAATCTTGCTGTATTTGAAGGATTAAAAATATACGAAGGCACAATTATAAAACAATATTTAAATGTTACAAATAGTGCGTCAGAAATTATTTTAAATAATGTCGGCATTGATATTTCAACAATTCGGGTTAAAGTATACAATAGTACTACATCATCAAATTTTGAAATTTATAAACAGTCGGAAAATATTTTAACAGTAAATCCAACGTCACTAGTTTTTTATATTACTGAAGTAGAAGACGAAAACTATAAAGTAAGCTTTGGTGATGGAGTATTGGGGAAAAAGTTAACACCAGGTCAATATGTTGAAGTTAGTTACTTAGTCACAGCAGGAAATTCAACAAATTCAGCAAAAGTCTTTACTTTTAACGGTAATATCGAAGATGAAAACGGAATTGCCTTTTCTATAAGTAATGTATCAATAATTGTCAATTCTGCATCATATGGTGGATCTAGTATTGAAACAATAGACTCAATTAAACGCAATGCTCCTTCTTTGTTTGGCACACAGAATAGAGCAGTAACATCAGCAGATTATGAAGCAATTTGTAGAAGAATTTACCCATCAATTGCTGATGTTTATTCATATGGTGGAGAAGAAGCAGATCCACCAGAATACGGTAAAGTTAAAATTGTAATCAAACCGTCAAATGCTGCTTATTTAACTCGTTTCACTAAAAAACAAATAGAAACAGAAATAAAAAAATTCTCCGTCGGATCAGTTACTCCAGAAATTGTAGATTCTTCAATTTTGTATATTGAATTGACAAGTAAAATATATGTACAGACAGCTCTTACAAATAAAACACCAGACGCTATTCGTTCAGCAGTAATTAAAAATATAGAAAGTTATATTAAAACTTCTGATACTGAAAAGTTTGGTGGTAAATTTAGATATAGCAGATTGGTGAGCGCAATTGATAGTACAGACAAATCTGTTCGTTCTAATCTTACTCAAGTTATTATGAGAAAAGATTTCTATCCTTCGTTAAATAATAAGACATATTATGAAATTTGTTTTAATAATCCATTTGATTATGACAATGATCAACTTGCTTTAAGTAGTACTGGATTTATAGTTCAAGAATATCCTAATTTTACTTGTTTCTTAGAGGATAAAGATGGCAAAGTGATTCTATATAGAGTAGATTCACAAACAGGCATCAAAATTGTTCTTAATTCAAATATAGGAATTATTGATTATGCTACCGGAGAGATTCAAATATTTGATTTGACTATTATCAAAGGTACATATGATGATAACAAAATTGAAATGAGATTACGACCACAATACAATGATATTGCGGCGATTCGTGAAATGTTTTTAGATTTAGATATTTCAAAAAGTATATTCACAATCATTCAAGAGTAAGAAGTAAATGGCAGGAAAAGTAAGAAATTTCTCTACTTTAATTGAGAATCAACTACCAGAGTTTATCTCTACAGATTACCCGAATTTTGTTAAGTTCGTAGAGAAGTACTATGAGCAGCAGGAATCTGTTGGTCAACCATTAGATCTTATTCATAATCTTACGAAGTATCAAGATATTGACACTTACGAAAAGAAAATTTTACAGGAAAATACTAAGTTAATTTCAATTGTTGAAACAAGGAACAATAGTAATATTATCACCGAAATTGTTATTAATTTACTTGATGGATCTTCTTTACCTAAGAAGAACGGCTACGTAATGATTCAAGATGAAGTAATATTTTATCAAACAAAAGAAAACAATACTTTAAGAAATTGCTACAGAAATGTAAGTGCTACTACACAGTTAGGAGATTTATACAACCAGTCAGAATACAAAGCAGTACCCTATGATGAAGTTGGACAAGGATCGTCTGGTCAGACCATATCTGGGCCTATCTATAGTCAAGATACAATAGTATATAATATCAGTAATTTATTTTTATATGCGTTTGTTAAAAATTTCGAATCTCAGTATCTTGCTTCTTTTCCCGAAGAAAGTTTAAAGTCATCTGTAGATAAAAAAACCCTCATTAAGAATATAAAGTGTTTTTATCAAGCAAAAGGCACAGACCAATCAATTAAATTTATTTTTAATTCTATTGTAGCAAGAGAACCAGATGACATTCCTACTGTATATTATCCAAAAGATTATACTTTTAAATCTTCTAATGGTGAATGGATAAACAAGTATGCTCTTAAGGTAAAAGTTTTATCTGGTGATGTTTCTAAAATTATTGGACAAAAAATTGTACAAGCACCAGATGATTTAGATCCATATGCTATAAAAGCATTTGCTGTAGTAGATAACGTTGTTGATTTAGGAAATAATTTTTATGAACTAATTCTTGCCAGAGAAACACTAGTAGGTGAATTTAAGGTAGCAGCAGAAACTCGTTTAACTAGACCAGTTAAATCTGGCGACACGACAATTAGTGTATTTTCAACTTTGGGGTGGTCTTCTCCATCTGGAAAAATTTTAATCAATAACGAAGAAATTTTATACAAATCAAAAACAATTAACGTATTTCAAATTGAAAGTAGAGGTGTTAATTC